CTATCTGATTAAAATAATAGCAAGAAAATGTCCAGGGTAGGCCAAATAATAAAAATATTTTTGAAATTTCTTAGGAAGGGGTAATGAAAAGGACCAATACATAAAAAGGACTGAGAAGGAACCGAAAAGGACATAGGCCGAGCCAGAGAGATAGTAGATAAAAAGAAAAAACACCTGCAGGGCAATATAAAGAGACAGCGGCCGCCGGTGTAAAAAATATATCGCAAAGACGATGAAGATATAAATAGAAACGACATTGGCCAGAACAAGGAGAAGGGTTAAATAGAACGCTTTAAACCCATACCGTTCAAATAGAATAAGGATAATCAGGCCAAAGAGCAGGGTATATAAATCATTCAACCTGTGGAGCTGGGGAAACAATAAATTAAACATCGGCTGGGTGACACATGCGCATATCATAAGTGATATCAAATACAGTTGGAGGTCCTTTGTATATTTCAGCCCCTGAACTATGAAATGGGCGAATAGAGGAAAAGATAACGCTCCAATGGATCGCATGATGAATTCATGCTCAGGAAAGAAAAAAATGCAGGTATGGTCGATGACCATTGTTGAAAAGGCTAATAATTTAATCATGATTGTGATTTCCCGCCTAAATGCATGATGTAAGTAATCAAACGATATACATAAAGCGAGCAAGAAACGGTAATGATAGGGATGCCTACATAAGAGACGATATCACCGATGAATTGACTTAAATTGAAACCTTCCGGCAAACCAATCATTGTCAAAACCTCGTAGTTAAGCCAAGGGCAAGCGCACTACAGGACAATGCGCCAATCATCAAGGAAATACTTTTTGAAATAAGATCCGAGGTATCAGAGGTCAAAAGATAGTCCACCCGGCCGGGATCTGCGTCAAGGTCTGTCACCTCAATAGTTGTGCGTTCGTAATAAGCCTTATTTACAAGGGCAATCTGGTTCGGATTTGATGTGTTGAAAGTGTATTCATCTACAATGAAGTAGACTTCATTTTGATTTACCTGGTAAAGATCAATCTGCCCGGTTTTCGTTTCGGCGGCATAGGACTCAGTGGATGAAAAGGACAATAATAAAATCAAAATGGCAATAGAATGAAACCTTGATGACCCTGCCTTAAAAACTGAGACAATCGCTTTGATTATGATGCCCAGGAGAAGGGATATAACGACCAGGCCAAATCCATTGCTAAACGCTTCTAAATCTATCATAAGAAAAAGCTCCTAATTTAGGTAAAGCTCCGATAATAGCTATCTGACCGGTTAGAGCCTTGATCTTCATTGTAAGATACCGATAATTCATATTCATAATCGGAGGAACTGCTTAATTCATAGTCTCTGGATTGCTCCGCAGCCCGGTACCTATCAAGTTTTTCATAATAATCTTGTTTATATAAAGGTGCTCTCCAATCATCCTTATTCGCCTGATACCTATGAAATGCTGATTTAGCCTCCCTTGCTTCAGTGCTCATGCTTAGAAATTCTCTGATTTTGAAATATGCAAAAGTTATGAAAATGATTGTCAGCATCCCCAGGAGCATGACGGTAATATCATTGGCAATAAAGCTTTGAAGGTTGGATATAATCTGATTAAACATCAAATTTATAAGGTTCGTTTCCATAAGCACCTCTAAAAGGGTAGGGGGAGGGGACAGGCCCCGCCCCCAAAGGTTTGATTACCCGCGGCCCATGGTCTTTCTAATGTACTTGTAAGCCACGAATGCCAGATTGATGGTGACGAATGTGGTCAAAATCGTCAGGACCTGACTGTTGATTGATGAGATGTCAAAGGCCGTCCACAGATCCGCGATTGACGGTGTGGCAAAAGCCATACCGAAAGCAGCGAAAACGCAGGTAAAAAGGGTTGCGATGAACATCTGCAGTTTGAAACGATTCATGATTGAACCTCCTTTAAAAAAATTAACGTAAAACCCGGACCAACAAAGACACACCAAGAATGATAATCAGAATAGCTATGATGCCGGCGGCGGCTGTATTTACGTCAGCTTTAACGCCGTCAAACATAGATGCTGATATCAACGAAGTGTATTCAGATGTGGTTGCCAGGGCATAATTGGTGACCCCGAGCAGGATCACAGGGACAACACTGATGATGCGCTTAAGAAAACACATAGCGAACCACCTCACTGTTGATTAATATGGAAACCGAAAAAGACTTGATTTCCTTATTATCAAGACCAAGCTCTAACCAACTCAAAGATGACCTTGATACGCTGCCTTTGTTATATTTAAGCCCGCCAATGAGAGTGGTTTCTCCTGCACGGCAGACAATTTGATTTTCAATTTTTCGTGTGGATATCTGGGGCTGCTGGATGATATTTGGAGCTGTCCCAACTTTCAGGAAAGCAACAAGGCTTTGAATATTTGCGGTGAATTGAGTTGATATAATATTGCCGGAAATGGACGGCTTGAGCCTTAAAAGAAGGCCAGAAGAAACCGTACCAAATTCATAGCCTTGGGCCACATTATCCGTGGCGCCGTCCAGGGCGGAAATGGTGATCTCTTTCACATAAGGTATTTTTTCGGAAACGTCCAATTCGGCGGTAGAGCCATTGAGTATTGAAATTCGGGCAGATTGAAGAACGGAAAAATTCTTTAATTCCTCAAGGGATTTAACAACGGATTGCAGTGATAAATGTTCGGCACCCAAATTGATTATAAATGAGTCATCGGAACCGGAGAGCGAAGCGGTAAAGGGGTTTGAATACAATTCTGATAGGCTTGCGGCTATTTGTGACCAATCTATACCTTGGTTGTATTCAAAATCGTCCTGGGCCTCCAAAATCATTACATCGAAGATCACCAAGGTAAGATAGGGATTATTTTTAAAATAATCGTAAATGGTTAGATATGTGTAATAATCTGTATTAAAAACGATACGGGATGACAGTTCATCATAAAAAGATTCATTCACACCAAAGGAAGTTAATAATTTTATCAAGTTTTCCTGTGTCCCAGGCATTAAAACTTTGACATAAGCCGGTGATGTTTTGCGGACAATCAGGACACCAGACTTATACTTGAAAAACAGACCATGACTTATTTGGAGAGATTGAAGGAGATTCCGAAGGGTACCATGATAGGAAGGCATTGAAACGGTTTGAAGCTTTGGTTTTTCCTGTTTCTTGACATTAAGTGAGGCTTCTTTTTCGTCTGATGACAATTCATCAATATAGCATCCGATATCGGCTACAATATTAATGCCTTGGTCAATAAGGATTTGAAAAAAATCACATAGAGGGACAGGGGAAGTAAGATTAATCGAAACTTTGATATTATCGGGGATCTGGTCAAGGTCGTCATCAAACTTGATGAAATCCTTGATAACGATATTCTTGACAGTTGACACACCGCGTTGAAGGTCAAGCGGTTTATGCTCTGAATAGGTAGGAACCGGAACGCCTGACTTTGAGCAGCCGAAACAAAAAATTAAAACTATTATCAAGTGGATAGATTTCATTGAATCACCAATACAGAGCCGTCTATTTTTGATTTGAAGATGCGTTTTGAATTGATAACGCCGACAAGGCTATAGTCCTTAAGAGGGTCAGCCCGGCCCGGATCATCATGCCGGGAATAACCCGGCTCCTGATCCGGGTCAGGCTGACGGCCTTCGGCCAAATCTTCGACCTTTTTATTTTCTTCAAAGGATTTTGAGATAGCTTTGGTTCCGAAAAGATCACCGGACATGAGGCTTGATTGGCTGAAAAAATAAATGAATAAGGCTATGACAAGCGGGATGGCATAGAAAATAGGGTGCTTTAAAATATTTGCCGGTTTCTCAATGCCAATTTCATTGGTACCGTCCTTAAAGTAGCTTTTATAACATTGAAAAATCTTGGGATCGTAAGTGCAGGTTTTTTGTCCAACTTGATCCAGGGTAGGGCCGTAGTAGCAGAACCGAATATATTTTTTCTTGATCAGATTGCCGAACATGTTCAGCTTTTTATAGCGGTACGTGAATTCGACAAGAGAACGAACAGAGCTTTCAATGCGTTCAACATTTTGAGTGATTAAGACAAGGTCAACGCCCATATGCCGGTGTTCGGTGGCCCATTTCCCAAAGATTCGATTTGCCTTTGACTGCCAATCCCTGGAATTGAAAAAATTTTGAGCTTCATCAATGATAATAAGATCCCCAGGTTCAACGTGATCCCAAAATTGTTGAACTTGATCATCTGGAAGATGAATCAGCAACGCTTTGATTTTTGAATCCGTGAAATCAAGGAAATGGCGAATGATTTCCCTTTTATCTTCTTTTTGGGGACCGTCGATATTGGTTAGGATACGCCTGCCTTTTGAAAGGTTATCAAGGAGCTTTCGCATGGCGTCATAGGTTTTTCCGGCTCCTGGGAGGCCTTCATAGCACATAATCATAATGCACCCCCAAAGAGATCTAATTGCGGCTGTGCTTGTAAGGGAGGCAAGCCGTATATTGTGCGGATTTGATCACGGAGAGCTTTTAATGATTTGATTTCGGATTTAATCGAAGCTTCTTTCTCGGAGTTGAATAAAACAAAATATCCGTCATAAACCGCATTATTAAATTCAACGACCTTTACAGGGATGTTAGAAGAATTGAATATGGAAACATAATGGCTCAGCCAGATGAGCTTTAAAGTAAAGTCATCACATTCGAAACGGCTTAAAAATTTTGAAATTTCTAACCGCATTATTACACCCGTGTAAAAGCTGCTGGAATCAGATTAAGGGTTAAGCGAATTAGGCTTGCAGCGGCCAGCATGGTTAAGCATTGGGCAATGTTTAATTTTGAAAGAATGTAAATAATTTGAGCAGGAAGGATATCCCAATTCCCAAAGGAATGAAGGGCGGTTACTTGGGCAAAATCAATAGCGTTTATTATGGTTTCAACGGCAGAGCAAAAGGCGTCAAAGATAAAAAACAAGATTTCTGTCAGAATATAAAAAAGCCCATCCAGTATCCAATCTTTCACAAATAACAGGCCATCCCAAAAACCGTCACAAAAATCGATTATTTTATTAATCATTTCAAGCTCTCTTAAAAATTATGATTTTGAAACAAGCGAAACTTGTTAAAAGAAGAATGACAGCTCTCAGAGTCTCCCAGGCCGTATCATAATCAGAATAGTCAATCGTGACAGTTTGGCTGGATGACTCTCCCCAATTGCCAATATCGATAGTTTGACTTGAGCTTCCAGACCCAGTTGGGCCTTCAAAGATTGCAAAGGGCAAACTAAAAAGGTCGGAACCTCGTAGGGTGTCGGTTAATAATCCAAAACGATCAGAGAATTTTGTTTTAGTAGAATTTAAATCGTCGGTTTTATCAGGTAATGGTTCCGTTCCATCAGGGGCATTCGATATCGTTTGGGACGAATCAATAAGGCTATCTTTAACGGCATTGCCGATATCAGTGGCCGATGGACCGTAAGACAAAGATCCACCACTATCAGAAGTTGCTGAGCCGGATTTTGTTTTATTGTTTATTTTGGCAAGTAGGTCATTTGAAATGCCAAGATATTTGGCAAGATTGTTTAAATTTTCATTGGTTGCATTGGTATTTGATACAATTTTTTCTTGTAAATCTCTGTCTGTATCATTGATTTGAGGAACTTCGCTTGGCTTTGTAATAGGTAGAATATCGGGAAGTTCGGCTTGGGTTTGGTCATCTTCTCTTTTTTGCCAATCATCAAGAGGGCCAGTTGTTCCGGGAATATAAGTTCCATCATTTTCAACTTCGATTTGGCCATCAGAAACCTTTGTTAATTCAAAGTTATCTATGTTCAGGTTTGCAAGGCTTTCGGCAAGGCTTTCTCCGGTTTGATAGTGGATTGATGATCCTGAAACCGATTCTATGGTATATCCTTCCATATCTTCGGGAAGGGTTCCAAACTTCCAACGTGCGCCTGATTGATCCTGGATAATACCAGCGACAATATTATTGTTCGAATCGTAGCAAACGGACACGATAGCGGCAGAGTAGGGCGTTGAACTGTTTGGCGTTAGATCATATTCATCATCTATATTATCGTCATCGGCATCAAGGTCCAGGGGGATACAATTTGTTGGCGTTATCACATACGCTATATAAAGGACATCATTCAATCGGCTAACATAACAACCATCTGTTGGGGCGAAGTAGTAAGAGCCGCCCCCCCCAGTTGCTGCGATATTTGCCGCATAAGCCTCTTCCTTGGTAGTGTAATACCCTACTATTGTTATTGGTATGCCGCCGTAAGAAGTTGACAGAAAATCCAAGTCAACTATTGATGGGCTAGATGGATCGCATTTATCTGCATAGGCTGGTTGAAATGAAAAAACAAGAATGGCATATGAAAACATTATTAATCCTTTCAAATATACCATTCTTGTCATCATCTGGTTAGCCAACTTTTTTAAGGGGTTTTGA